GTAGGAAAAAGGAAAAATCATGGCAAAAGAAAAAACATTACCATCCGAATTGAGAATTATTCGCACAACCGACAAAACAATTGATTTGCCACAAAAAATTAAATCGCGTGTTCCGCAAGCGGATTGGCTTGAAAATCCTGATGCGTGGAATGCCAGCATTTTTATAAAAGAAACTGCCGATTTTATGTTTGAAATTTATGGAATTGATGCTGACCAAGACAAACACTTGCTGGCAATGTTGGCTGACCAAATTAGCATTTATGTGGAAGCCAAAAAAGGCATTGCGCGTGATGGCATTGTGGCTGAATTTAATGGCGGCAAGACGATGGGCGCATCCCCATATTTTGCTGTGATGAAAGAGGCATTAAATAAAATTGTGGTGCTAATGAATGAATTAGGATTGACACCAAAAGGGCGCATGGGCAAGACAACCAGCAACACGGCAACCTATGATGATTTGCTTGGTGGGGTTCAAGTTAAGAAATGATAAATTTAATGCAAGGTGATTGTTTAGAATTGATGAAGTTAATACCTGACAGCAGTATTGATTCAATTATTACAGACCCACCTTATGGCACAACTGCGTGTAAATGGGATAGCGTTATCCCGTTTGAACCTATGTGGGCAGAATTAAAAAGAATTATTAAGCCTAATGGTGCAATTGTATTGTTTGGTCAAGAGCCATTTAGCAGTTATTTAAGAATCAGTAATATAGATTGGTATAAATATGATTGGTATTGGCAAAAAGAAAGACCAACTAATGTTATGCAAGTAAAGCGCAGGGCTGGTAAGGTAATTGAAACAATATCTGTGTTTTATAAAAATCAATGCACATATAATCCACAAAAAACAACACACAATGGAAAATTGGTTACTAATCGTGTTGGTAAAAATGGTTCATTTAGCGCATTAGTTGATAGCAAAGAAACAAGACCCTATAACTATCGGGATGATAGAACAAGATATCCATTGCAACTTATAAAAATAAATCGTGACACCATTGGAGTTTCAGGTAAAAATTTACATCCAACACAAAAGCCCGTTGCATTATGTGAGTATTTAATTAAAACATTTACTAATGAAAATGAAATTGTTTTAGATTTTACAATGGGGTCAGGCACAACAGGCGTGGCTTGCAAAAACCTTAATCGCAATTTTATTGGCATTGAATTAGATAATAATTATTTTGAAATTGCGCGGAATAGAATAAATGAAACTTGAAGATGGTGTTTTTTATGCAATAGATGTTGTTAAAGGTAATATTGTTGTATGCAATAAGGTTCGGCAAGCGTGCCAGCGATTTTTAAACTTTCTTGAAGACAAGCATTGGGAATATGAATTTATTGCCGATTATGTTGACCATGTTTTAAAATTCTTTGGAACATTGAAGCATACAAAAGGTGCTGATGCTGGCAAACCTTTAATTCTTGAACCTTGGCAAATTTTGGCAATATGTTCCATTTATGGCTTTCGCAGTAAAAAAGACCACACCAAACGCATGGTGACGGATGTCATTATTTTTATTCCCCGCAAAGCAGGCAAATCAACTTTCACCGCTGGCATTGGTCTTTATGAATTGCAATTTGGTGAAGCGGGTTCTGAAGTATTTACTTTGGCAACCAGCCGAGAACAGGCAACAATTGTGTTTGATGCTTCAAAGGGATTTATTGAAAATATGCCTAATGAAGTCAAAAATGTATTTGATTTAAGTAAATATGAAATCAAAAAGACTGGTGATAGTCAATCAACTTATAGGGCATTAAGTCGTGATAACAAAAAATCGGGTGACGGAAAAGCACCATCGTGTTGCCTGATAGATGAAGCCGCGGCAATCGTTGATAGGAACAGCATTGAAGTGTTGCATTCGGGGATGGTTGCCCGAAAGAATCCATTAAGGATTTATATTACAACTGCCAGTTTTACTAAAGACACAAAATTCTATGAAGATATGCAAGCGTTTGAAAATATGCTTGATGGCGAAGCAAAAGACAATCCGCATTGGTTTGGTTTGCTATATGGTTTAGACCCTCAAGATGATTGGCGCGACCCAACAACATGGGCAAAAGCAAACCCCATGCACGGCATCAGCATATATCAATCAGCCATTGAGGAAAGGTGCGAGCAGGCAAAGTTAAAACCAGCCGCATTAAATGAGTTTCTTTGCAAGACATTGAATGTTTATGTATCAGCCAATGATGCTTGGATTGATAGGCAATGGTGGGATGATTCTGTTGGGGAACAACCAACACAAATTCCCGAATCGGTTTATATTGGATTTGACTTGGCGGCAACGCGGGATTTGAATGCAGTTTGCACTTTAAAGCGTTATGCGGAAGACAATTTCTTTGCTGAATTCAAATTCTTTTTGCCTGAAGACGGGTTGAAACTTGTTCCAACGCATTATCAAGATATATTTCAACAAGCAGTTAAATCAGGAATATTACACATTACAGAAGGCAATGTGATGGATGATAGGGAAATTTCTGAATATATTAAAAATCAAGCGACTATATACAATGTAAAAGAAGTGGGGTATGATGCCTATAATGCGGCAAGTTTAATTGCTCGCCTTAACGAAACTGGCATACCAGTTAAAAAGGTTGGTCAAGGGATGGCGGTTTTAAGCAATCCATCAAAGCACACCGAAAAACTGATTATGTCCCATGCTATAAGACATGACGGCAACCCATTTTTGGGCTGGCAAATCGGAAACTGTGATGCGTGGTATGATATAAACGGCAATGTAAAAGTGCGTAAAAATGAAGACGATAAAGCGGCAAAGGTTGACGGAATAATTGCCCTTATTATTGCAATGCATTGTGCATTAGACCATCCATTATCATTTAACATTGGTTTCCGTAGTTTCTAAAGGCGAAAACATGGCAATTTTAGATATATTCAAAAGCAAACAAAAGAATTCAACAGAAAGCAATACGCTTTTTGGTCAAACCGCATTAGGTAATGTGGTCTTACGCAATGCCAATCAACCCGCAACTGCCGCTGGATATCAACTTTTATATGTAACAACATCAAGCGTGACGGATGCTGGTCGCGTTATTGATATGTCAGTTTTGTCGCGCAATAGCACAATTATGTCATGTATTGGTGTCAAAGCACGCGCAATATCGCAATTGCCAGTTAAGGTAATGACTTATGGCAATAATGGCACAATGGTTGATGCTTGCACCGACCCATCAGTAAGCAAACGCGACCAAGCCAAAGCCCGTTCAGTTTTATCCTTATTGCAAAATCCTAATCATTTTCAAAGCCAATACGAATTTTGGTATCAATTCATTATGTGGCATGAATTGGCTGGCGAAACATTTACTTTGCTTTGGCGCAAAGACCAAGAACAAGTGTTGCAAACGCCATTGGAAATGTATGTATTGGATTCAACGCTTATTACAGCGCAATTAACTGAAACTAGATATCCAGCATATAGAGTATCAACGCCAACTTATGGATTTTCAAAAGATGAACCATTAAAAGCGCATCAAATTATTCACATGATGGATGCGGCATGGCAAGGGTCAGGTTCATTTAATAAAGGCATATTGGCAACTGAATTGGTTGCTTTAGACCAAGACATTGATTTATATGCCAACTTTGTTATGCAAAATGGGGCAAAGCCAACAGGCTTATTTAAAACAGACCAAGTTATTCCTGATTCGCGTTACAAAGAAATTGCCGCCCGCCTAAAAGAAGCATGGGCAAGTATGACAGGTTCAAAGCAAACCGATTTAAGCAAGGCTGGTCAATCAATGCTGTTGGATAATGGCATGAGTTATGAAACAGTCAAAATGCTAACATTGCAGGATGCTGATGCGGCAAAATTAAAAGAACAAACTATGAAGCGCATTTGCGGATTGTTTGGTGTGCCGCCACAGATGATTGGAATTGAAGCGGGCAAATTTAATAATTCACAAACAACCATTGATGAATTTTACAAAACATCAGTTTATCCAGTTTTAGTAAATGTTCAGCAAAAGTTAAAAGCAAGTTTATTGCAAGGATATCCAAACCTTTGCATTGAGTTTCAAACACAAGACTTTTTGAAAGGTGCGCCATTAGACCAAATGAATTTTGTGGTGGCTGGCGTATCAAACGGAATAATGACACCAAATGAAGCCCGTGAATATTTAGGCAAAGCAAATATTAATGGCGGTGATGAATTAAAAGACGGCAGTAGCCCAGCCCAACCAATTGCTGGCACAAGCCCGCAAGACACGGGCGGTGGCGGCAATACAAATTCAGTTGGCAAAACTGGTCAAGCTGGCAAAGCATAACAAGGGGATATTATGAAAGACATCAAGTTTTTATTTGAATCACAAGTTGTTTTAGGCGTTTCGGCAGATGAAGCCAAAGGCACAGGAACAATTGAAGCCCAATTCACAACATGGGGCGCACGCGAGGGCGCAGACGGGCGCAAATTTAATTATCAACCACAACCATTCATGGAATGGGCAAAAGCGCAGGAAACATCAGGAAAACCGCTTCCTATGTATTTTCAACACAATGATGAAGCTATGCCTGTTGGCGAATGGACATCATTTGAATTTGATGATGAGGGAATGAGTGGCATTGGTCGTTTATTCACCAATACAAACACAGGTAAAGATTTATATACCATTATGACGGAATCACCTAATATGGTTGGCGGTGTTTCTGTTGGCGCGTATGCTGATGAATATCAAATGGTTGATGCCGAAGGCAACCCAATGACGGATGGAAGCCCAACGGATGAAGGATATTTTCAAATCACTAAAGGTGGCTTGCGTGAAGTGTCAATTGTAATGCAACCAAACAATTTGCAAGCCAATATTAAAAAATTAGAATCATGCCTTGAAGTTGATGGCACGATTAACCCAAGAAATTTGGAATCTGCCTTGCGTGATGCAGGGGTTTCAAAGCAGAATGCGGCAGTTGCCGTTTCTGTATTTAAGGAAGTAGTTGCACGCGGGCGTGATGCTGGCAAAGCGGTTGCCCTTAAAAACGACTCGGTTCGGAGTGATTCTGAAACGATAACTGCCGAAGAAGCATTGCTTGCCGCATTTGCGGAAAGAGAATTGCTTAAAAAACTAAACCAAAGAATCAAAGGATAAATCATGTCAGAAAAAATCATGGAAAAGCTAGATGCTATTGAGGCACAATCTGTTGCTGAAATTGCAAAAGTAAACGAAGCAGTTGCATTGCAAGTTGCCGCTGTTGAAGAAAAACTAACACAAGAATTTGCAGAAAAAGTTGCGGCTTTGGAAGCAAAAGTTGCTGATATCAAATCACCATCAATTCTTAAACTTGAAAAAACTGTTACTGGTGATGTAAACAAGCGCGTGCGTGAAGCGTTGTCATCATTTGTAAAAGGTAGTGGTCGGCATGAAAAAGAATTGGCTTTGTTTGCTGATGAAGCAGAACAAGTTGCATTCTTAAAAGAAGCATCAGCATTAACGGGTGGCGGTGCTGGTGTCGGTGGTCGTGTTGCTTATGACCCAGTTTTCGTTGCATTGCGTTTAGCTAATCCAATGCGTGGCGTTGGTCGTAATGTTACAACTGATGGTGCGGCTTATACCTTCCGTGCAAAAGACGGAAACGCTGGTGCGGCATGGGGTTATTCATTAAACAACAATGGCACAGCAACAACAGAAACAACTAACATTTGGCAATTAACATTGCAAGATTTGAATGTGGCATTCCCAGTAAGAACAGCGGCTTTGGATGACATTGATGGTCTTGAAGCAAACTTGGTTGCAGATATGATGGTTGAATTTAGCCAAGCTGAAGCATTATCAATGATTCAAAATAATGACCAAGCGGCACAATCAAGCACAAATCCTTATGGTGGCACAAACGGCTTGCGCGGCTTAAATCAATATGGTGGTGCAAATTCATCTTACACAGGCGGCACAACATCAACAGCAGGCTTTGGCACATCAGGCACAGGTTCAACAACTGGTTTGCATTCATTAGCCACTTATGACCAATTAACAACTAACGGCAATACAGTTGCAAACAAAGTAACTTATGCTGATATTGTGAATTTTATTTATTCACTTCCACAGCAATATTGGACTGAATCAGCAAAATTTGTTATCAGCCCAGTTATGTTATCAGCAATTCGCGGTTTGACAGACAGCAATGGTCGCCCAATCTATGTTGATGGTTTAGCACGCACAGATGGCATCGTTGGTTCATTGCTTGGCTTTGATGTTGTTGTAAATAAATACCTAGATGTTCCATCAATTGCTTCAACTGCAAGCACACAAAGTTTATATCCAATGTATTTTGGTGATTGGCAAAAAGCATTTGCAATTGTTGACAGATTGAACATGATTTTACGCAGATATGACCAAACACTTCCAGGTTCTATCACTTTCTTTGGCGAAAAACGCCTATGCAGTTCAGTCGTTGACCCTAATGCAATCGTGCGTTATCGTTCAACAGCAACAGTAACAAAACCATAATATCGGTGAAAATTGGGGGTGGATATTCCATCCCCTCTTTTTAATTTTTTAGGGAATAAAACCATGAAGACTGAACAGATTTTTAATGGCATTAAGGAAGCGTTGATTGATGGAAAGTCAATGGTTAAAGTTTCCGAGAAAGCCCAAGTAAATGAAGCATCCGCATTAACAGGTAGTGGTTTAAATGTTGGCGGTAAGATTTATTTTGACGATGCCTTTGCGGCATTGCGTTATGCAAACCCATTTAGACAAGCGTGCCGCCAAGTTATTGGTAATGGTTCAATGGCGCAGTTTGTAGCAAAAACAGGAAATGCGGCATCAAGCACAAACCCATTTGGTTATACAGTTTCAGCCAATAGCGGTTCACCAAACATTGCAACATCGTTTTGGCAATTGCCAATGCGAGTTATTTCTGCACAACTTCCCGTTAGAAGTGCAGTATTATCAGACATAAATAACCTTGATGAATCTATTGTCAGCGATTTAATGCTTGAATTTTCAAGTATTGAGGCATCATCAATGGCATTAAATAATGACCAATCAGGGTCAACAACAACAACACTTGGCGGAACAGATGGATTGCGTGGTTTTGTAAACTATTCAACAAGCACATCAGCCGCGGCATTTGGCACAAGTGGCACAGCAATCACAAACGGATTGCATACAATTCTTAAACAAACATTTACAGCGGCATCAGTTACTTATGACAACATTGTTGATGCGGTTTCATTATTGCCATCACAATATTGGGCATTGCCTGATGTAGCATGGCATTTGCATCCAGCATTAATTGCCCAATTGCGTAAATTAAAAGGCACATCAGGTGGCGCACCAATGTTTGTTGAAGTGGGTGACAATGATGGCGGTGCAGTTGCTTATATGTTTGGTTTCCCAGTAATTCCAAACCCATATCTTGCAACACCAGCCGCTGGCGCAATATCAGGCGTGTTGGCAAGTTGGGGTCAATTCTTAACCATTGTGGATGGTGAGGAAATGACAATTCAACGCTTTGACCAAACAAGCCCTGCCACAATTACCCTGTATGCTGAAAAACGCATGGCATCAAGCGTGCGCGACCCATTTGCTGGTGTATTCTTAATCGGGGCATAATAATGGCTGATACCATATACGGACTGACAGCATACGCGGCAACCCGCAATCCTTTCAATTATGAAAAAGTTGAACAGATTGATAGGGACATAGCAACTAATTGGTTGTCATTAACCGAAATGACCAATCAATTAAATTTGTTTGGTGATACATCACAAGATGATTATTTGCTGGATTTAGAATTGTCGGTTCGTATGCACATTGAAGATTATTTAGGAATGCCAATATTCCCTGTTACATATCGGGTTTATTATGGCGTTTCATCTTCATACAATACGCCAATGAGTTTGGATTTGCCTGAAACTTCAATTGATGGTGTAACAATTAACAGCGTGGGTTATTACAATTCAAGCACACCAAGCACATTTGTTACGCTGGCATCAAGTCAATATTATTATGATGTGACAGGTAATAAGGTTATTTTGACGGCTGGCGTGCCATCTAATGTTTCAACATTTAGAACATCACCAATTGTGGTTGAATATGAAACAGACCCAAGCCTTTTGGCGCAATATCCTGTAATTAAACAAGCTGGCTTATTATTGTTCACACATTTGTATAATAATCGTAGCGACACGACATCAGGAATACTGCAAAAAATTCCTTTTGGGGTTGATGTATTATTGCGCCCCTATAAGCCATTAGTGATGTAAGGAATAGGCATGGCAATTGCACGCTTTGAAAATGTGGATGTAAATACGCTAACATTTGCGGTGGATAGCTATGGGTCGGGGAATACTATAATAACCAAAAAATTTACCAGCCGCCCTTTAGTTTCATCCGTAAAAAACTCGGTTGCAATTCTTGAAAAATATCGTGTTTATTCTGATTTGATTCAGTTTAAATTTAATTACACGCCTTGGTTAAGGGATGTTATTTTTAATCAAAATTTATATTCTTTCACTTGGAATGGTCAAGATTGGCGCGTGACGGATGCAATTGAAGCCAACGATAGAATGTCAGTAACAGTTATGTGTTATAGAAGCGACCCAGCGACAAAGGTATAATATGACAACGCAAAATGACATTACGCAATACGCGCAAGCAATACAAGAAGAATTGGCAAGTGTATTTTCGCCCGTGCCTGTATATGCGTTATTTAATCGTAATTTTGCAACGCAACCAAAGTTTGTAACATGGCAATTAAGAAATGTTCATCAACCTGTTTATACTGGTAAATATCAAGGCAATAAAGGCATTGATAGACCAATATTTCAAGTAAGCATTTTTACATCAGGGTTACAAACTGGAATGGCTGACGGATTAACATTGGCAAATACATTGATTCAAGCCTTGCATGGTTACGCTGGAACATTTGGGACAACGCACGCTTTTGAAGTTGCAAAAACTGATGTTTCTATGTTGTATCATGGATATGATGATGCGATTGATTTGTTTAATGTTTTCTTGGATGTTACATTAGACATATCTGCATAATAAGACAGTAACTTTTAACTATTTAATAAGGAATTTTTAATTATGGCATTACCATCAAAAGTTTTAGCAGGGTTCACAGCATCCCTATATATCCAGCCAACAGCAACACCAACAGCGTTGACATTGGCACAATTATCAACATTAGCAAGCGTTTCAGCAATTGCGGTGTCAGGCAATTTATTGAATGTGGAAGCAATCCCTGCGTTTGGTCAAGATGATGCCGTTGCTTCATTTAGCGTTGCTGGTAGCCGTCAATCAGACAAAATCCCAACACAAACAGCACCAACTTCATTAACAATTACTGCACCTTGGAATCCAAGTGATGCAAACTTATTATTAATTCGCGGTGATGCTTACAGCGGTGTTATTGATAGAACATTTGTAATTGCCGCAACAGATGGCACAAACATTGTTTATTACGCATTTAATGCGCGTGTATCAGAATTTAAAATTGATGCTCAACCATCTGCTGAAGCAAAAGCAGTATTCACAGTTCATCCGCGTGGCAACCTATATGGTTGGTCTAACAACGCTTAATTAAGGGGATTAATCATGGCATTACCTAATAAAGTTTTAGCAGGATTTACCGCATCATTATGGATGCAAACAGGAACAACACCAACAACATTAACAACTGCCAATCTATCAGTGTGGACAGCGCAAGTTGCAACTATTGTTGGCACAGTTGCAAACGGCACGGGGGCGGCTGGAACAGCATTAAATGTGGAAGCCGTGCCAGCATTTGGACAAGATGATGCAGTTGCATCATTTAGTGTTGCAGGCGCACGCCAAAGCGATAAAATTCCAACGCAAAACGCACCAACATCCCTTACAGTTACAGCCCCATGGAATCCATCTGATGCGGCATTGTTATTGATTCGTGGCGATGCTTACAGCGGTTCAGTTGATAGGACTTTTGTTATTGCGGCATCTGATAGCACAACAACTGTTGCTTATGCTTTCAATGGTCGTGTAAGTGAATTTAAGATTGATGCTCAACCAAGTGCTGAAGCCAAAGCGGTGTTTACAATTCACCCTCGTGGCAATCAGTACGGTTGGTCAAATACATAATGATTTAACAAGCCCTGCCGTCAATCAACTGCTAACATAGAGGGAAACGGCAGGCAACAAAGGATAAGACATGACAGAAACAAAAATAAATTCAAATAGTGATTTGCTTGGTTTTCTTGTAATGAAAATGGCAAGCGACAAAAAAGACTGGTTTGGGTTTCCCGAACAGCGCGTGACGGGCATTAATCTTGTCCATGAAATTGCAAAAAATCATGCGGATAAAATGTCACCGCAAGATGTTGTTTTGTATGTCAAAGAATTAAATGATGCTATTTACCAAGGTTTTATTAAGGTGCGATAATGGCAAGCCCAAAACAAATAAATCCTAATGCTCAAACATTTGCTATTACTGGCATGGAAGAAACTTTGGCTGTTTTTCAACAATTAGCCGAGGAAATTGGTGATAAAAAAAAGTCATCCAAGATTTTAATAAACGCCTGCAAGGAAGCATTAGCCCCAGTTTTGGGAATGGCAAAAATGTTAGCCCCTAAAGGTGAAACGCATTTACTTTCTAATTCATTAACTATTGTTGGTAGAAGACCAACTAGCAAAGACAGAAAATCTAAATATGTATCATCAACTGATACAGTAATTGCAATTGTTACAACAAAAAGCATTCCAATTAAATATAAAAAACAATTCAATGCAACGCATTCTAGTTTATTAACCGATTATTCCCGTTCAGTAAAAGGCTCGGAATTTAGAAATATTACACATAAACAAATTCGTTCACACCAAAAAAAGTTTTATGCTGGCATTGGCATACCTTATGATGGTCGCGCACCAGCAATGGAATGGGGAACAAAAACAGAATTTGGAACAGCACATAATAGTGCTAGACCATTTATGCGCCCTGCAATGGATTTAAAGGGTGAGGAAGCCGCCAATAAACTTGGTGCAATTTTAATGAAACATATAGAACAATATAGGAGTAAGAATATAAAATGAGTAAATTAGCATCCGCACTTGGGCAAAAATATCAAGACCATCGTCTTTCAGTTATAACCCGTCAATTTGTATTGGGTGACCATACTTTTAAAGTGCGTGTTCCAAGCGCATGGGAAATTGAAAACATTTATAATTATTTTAAAAATCCCAATGAAAATGATATTCAAAAAAATTATGATGAATTAACAAAATCATTAATTGAATTAAAAGAATCAGCCGATGATACTGTTCAATATTTGGATAATGACATTATTGTTGATGGTCGTTCAATGAAAGAAGCGGCAAAAAACAAAACTGTTTTACAATATCGCATAACAGAATATATCAAACTTTTAATTCCCGAAAATGGGGAAACGCTTGAAAATTTGGAATATAAAGATGTTGACGAAGAATGGTCATTGGCTATTCAGTTAAGCATTGTTGACAAAATTAATGAAGTAATATCACCCAACTATAAAGAAATTCGGGAAAAGTAACAGGCTCATTAAGGGCGCAAGTAAGGGCATCCCTTATCTTTAATGGGCATACAACCGAAAGTATTGATGCAATAGATGAATCAACCATGAATGAAATCATGGTGATGTATTCTGATGGAATTATTGGAAACCAAGGAATAATAAGTGGAATTGGGGCATTAACCGCTGGCGTGTTTAATTATATGAGAAGTGGCAATTCACCGCCCTATTCATTAAAGCAAGTTTTAGGGAATAGTTATGGTTATATATTCTCGGAAATAGAAACAAATCCTGATGATGCTTTGTTATTGTTTATGACACAAGCAAAAGGATTTAGCATGGACAAATTTAATAAGGAATAATCATGTCATTAGTTTCAAGGCTTGGCATTGTTTTAGGTTTAGATTCAGCCGAATTTAGTGCTGGTCTTGGCAAGGCTGAAAGTAGTCTTGGAAAATTTGGCACATCCTCATTAGCGGCTGGTGTTTCTGTTGCGGCAATTGGCACGGCATTCATAAGTGCGGCATCAAGCGCAGTTATGTTTGCTGATGGCATTAATGATATAGCCCAAGCAAATAATTTAGCAGTTAGTTCAGTTTTAGAATTTACACAAGCCCTTTCTGTTAGTGGTGGTCATGCTGAAAATGCAACAAAACTTCTTTCAAGTTTAACCAACAAAATAGATGAAGCCGCTGGTGGCTCTCAAAAAACTCGCGATAGATTTAAAGAGTTAGGCATATCACTTAAAGATTTAGGCACTTTAAGCGAACAGGATTTGCTTGAAAAAACCATTCAAGGTTTAGCACAAATTCCTGACACAATACATCGTAATGCTTTGGCATTTGAAATATTTGGCAAAGCAATTAAAGGCGTTGACATTGTTGGTTTTAATGAACAATTGCAAGCCCTTAAAGGCACGGGCGCGGATGCAGATAAGCCATTTTCAGATATTGGCGATTCATTAGATAGACTTGATGTATTAAGTCGCAAAATGAAAACTGATATGGCAATTGGTATTGCTGAACCATTAAAAATTGCAACTGAAGCTGTATCAAATTTTTATGATTGGCTTACTAAAATAAACGGCTGGTTGGAAAACCATACAGGCGGTTTTAATTTGTGGGATTTTATATTGCCTTGGAAGGGTGCGGTAAAATATGACACAAAGATTGCTGAATGGATAGCCGCAAAACGCAAGGCAATGCAAGATGATGCCAATTCAGGACATTACACGCCAATTGATACAATGGTTCATCCTGATTATGGAAGCGCATCCGACCCTAATAAAAGAACAATAGCACAAACGCCCGAACAAATTGCCGCGGCAAAAAAACTTGCTGATGAATACAAAAAGCAATCAGAAGCATTGTCGCAACAAGAATTACAAATTCAAAGGCAAATAGATGGGATTGGATTAGAGCAAACTGGCTATGAAAAATTAGCTATTGAATTTGAAAAAGGTGGTAA